TCACGTTCTAAGGTATGAGCAGCGGACTTACCGCGGACCACGTCCAATACAGTAACGTCAAAGGCATCAGCGCCATATTTGCGTATAGCAACACAGAGCTTCCAGTTTTTGTTTTCTGTAAGGGCCCGTCGGACATGTTTCTGCCACCTTCTGGTTAGGGATTTCTTAACAGCCGACCGTTCAACAAAGGTCACACCAATGTATTCCTGTCCGTTTACAGACAGACTGTAAACAAGGTGTTTACGATCAGAGCGAGATTTCCGTTTTTGTGTTTTCATCATGGACGTATAATAGCACTAAGGAACGGAATAGGCAACAAAAAAGGTATGTAAACAGCTGCGACAGGATGTCGCACCCTGGCCGCCGTTTACATACCTCTGTTTACAAATAGATATAGAAATTGGATGGATAAATAGTCATGCTGGTGCTCCTCTAAAGCATTAGAGTAGGTGGGTTCCCCAACCGCGACCTACATGACTATTTAGTAGTTCTTATTTTTCAAAGAAATCATCACATTCATCCCAATCTTCTAAATGTGATTCCCATGCCTTCTTGAGGTTCTTTAGTGGACGACGATCACGACGCATTTCGGACTCTGGGCGTTCCAATTTGCGGCCACCATATTTGCGGTCTTCTTCTTGTAGTTCAACATAAGGATCTTTGAAAGTGTTTTTTAGTTGCTTCATGTTATTCTACCCTTGTGGTAATAATCCTGGGAACGCTTCGTTGATAAGCGTCTCAGTTAGATATGGGATTTTCTGGTCTTTTAGAATAATACCCATATATACGTCAGCCTCTTTAGGCTCTAGACTTTCCAATACTTGTAGTAAAAGTTCTTTCTTTCTTTTTTCGGTGAGTGCGGGAGGTGTGCGTGGATGGTTTTCCATGAAAAGATAGATTTTATCCAATGCCTGTGACATATTGCTATAACCCATACCAGGAGGTAGGTCTGTTTCTTTCTTCCAATTCGGTGCTTCTTTGATTACATATGTAGCACCTGGATGAAATGTTCCTTTTAGGACATTTACCAAAGCAAATGTTTCATTTTCTTTTAGGACCGCAATACGGTCTTTCTTAGTCTTAGCCTTGCGGAAATCATCAAAGACTTCATATACATTTTTCTTACTCATTATATTCCTCAAAAATCGTTGATGGACTCAATCATTACTTTGAGGCCCTTATCTATAAAGTAGTTCAACATTTTCTCTTTCGTCGCCACTTTGGTATTTTCAAACGCAGAAACGATGCTTGCCTGAATGTCTCCTGGTATATAGTCAAAATCAACTAAAGTTTGATTACGCTTATAACCACGTAGCATAATATCCGTAGTGCAGAAAGTTTCGGCATCCTGACTAATCCATTCCTGAAGTCGTTTACTATTTATGACCTTTTGACGTTCGCCTGCCGCAAAGGTGTTGTCTGGTGATAAGAAGTTTGGAATACCGTCACCACGGTCGCCTTTGAGAATGTGTTCCTTGATAAAAATCTTTGGATTATCAATCTTAATGAACCGCTTCAGGATAGGTGAATACTGGGTTACATTAGGATATTTCTGTAGTTGACCAAAGTCTTTGTCCGATGACAAAATTAGAATGTTGGCGCTAGTAGACAATCGAGCAGTAAGGACGGCAATGATATCATCCGCTTCGGCACCTTCAACATTCAATACCTTATAAGGCAAACTTTCTTTAAATTCATCACGGATTTTGTTGAGAGTATCAAAGATAAGGTGCCAATCAAGGCCACTGGCCTCACGGTCATGCTTGCGATGACTTTTATAAAAAGGAAAAAAGTCGCGCCGCCAATATTTTCTAGAGTCGCAGCAAATAATCACATTAGGATATTTTGATTTAAATTGCTTTACATTTGCACGGATTGTATTGATACACATATGGCGTATCAATTCCTCATTCATCTCATGTGACTTGGTAATCTGTTTAAGGTGTTGCATCAAGTTAGAGATAAGAACTTGATTTAGATCCACCAACATATATGACATTATATATTCCTTTATTATGATGCCTTTATGATATCATTCTTTTTCTTCTTTGTCAAGTTTTTCCTTTGAGGCCAACATATCCTCAATCATTTTTTGAATTTGTTCCTCATCCATGTTTTCCATTGCTTTAGCATCTTTCTTGGAAATTATGGTTATGTTATCTTCTATAAAAGGATGGAGGTGATGTTCGAAACCAAATTGGCGATATACGGTAGCACGGATGGCATCTACAACAAGGACAAGGTCTTTTGTGAAAGATTCTTCCTCAATCTCAACATGATAGTTATCCAACTCTGTTATAACTATTCCTGTTAATTCTTCCACGATGGCGTCTGCCATCTTTTGGTCGGCGCGCCTTGCTCGTTCTTCTAATACAGCACCAGGCACATCGCGGACTACTTTATGTTTTGGAAACTCTATTACCTTGTCGGTCATTTGGTATACCCTTAGTTTTGTTGTATGGTTGCTTGGTCACAACATGTATATTTTATAAATGTAGCATTTTTTGTTTCATACAGCATTTTTCTACCTATGCCTAAGTAGACAGTTTCAATTAGATATGTTTTTAAATCACTATCTTCAAAATTCTTAACTATTTTTGTTTGTTGCTCACAAGCCATAGCTACATTTTTTGTTATATCTTCTCTTATTATATATTTAAAAAAGTTTAAATCTTTTGATAAATGTCTTTCTAGGGAAGCACATATATCCGCATATAAAAATATGCCATTAGGTTTTAAAATTCTTTTAACTTCTTTGAAAAATTTGTTAATATCTGAGTAACAATGTGAAGATTCTACATTTATAACATAATCAAAATATGAGTCTTCATAACTAAGATTGGTGGCATCATCTACTCTAAATTGCATATTGGAAATATTGGAAAATTTCTTTTTGCAAAATTCTATACTAAAAGGATTTATATCACAACCATGCATTTCATCAAATTTAAAATTTTTAAAAACTTTTGAAGAACCTCCTCGTCCACATCCAACGTCCAAAATTTTTCCACCATTTATATTTAAACCTTGCAACATATGGTGATATAAACTATATCCATATTTAAAAATTTCATTTTCATATTGCTGATATGAAGGATAATATCCATGATTTAAAGAGTCAAGTATATTTTCTTCATCCATTTCATCAATCGATTTAAATTCTTCCATATAAAACTGTTTCACAATTTCATAATTATTCATTATTATTATCCTTATTTTTTATATCTAGATAAGTTCCGTATACCACTAACAATATGGAAATAGCACCCACAAACATACCAAGATATATCATAGACCAAATGAAGTCAATTTCCGTTGTCTTTAGAATATCTGAGACCATATTCCATTACCTCACTCTTGGTTCTCTCATATAATCCTGCATGTTCATCTTTACTCCATCCATCTTTACATACATGTTCATACCAGTAGAGATAAGCCAACTTATCAATCATATCAATTCTTTCTGTGGAGATATGATTATAGAAGTGGTTATTATTCTTCATCTAATTATCCTCAATAATATTGTTTCTTCATTGCATCGGCCATTGGCCTTTATTTCGGTTGTTTTGATGACACTCATAATCTTACGCAAACCAACCTTACCCTCATTTAACACTTGCGGAATTACTTGTTCTGGTTTACGGAGTTTCTTTGTGATTGAAGATGTCTCATCAAATCCTGTAATCGTAGTCCCTCGGACAGAAAGGCCTTGATTATCCACGGCATAATAAACAGACAGATTACGAGATTTAGTATTGAATGTCCATAATTGTGAGGCACCAATGATTCCTTTTGCGTCAATGCTATTTAGGTTGTATTCTTCGTCCTTCTCTTTATACTTCATCTTTGATACAAGAACATGTGGTGGTTTGACTTTCTTTTTACGAGGATTACGTGTTGCTACCTGTGCGGCAGATGTTTCGTCCAGATGATCTATAATCTTTTTAATAAAGATAGACATGACTTTAAGGACAGGAGCGCGCCATCCAGAATATGCCTCAACGAGGTCAAGGTCTTTACCCTTGAGTGCTTCGGTGATTTCTTCATATTGCGGCCGGAAGTGGTCTGTAATCCTCTTCGCCACTGTCGGTTTAATTGCCTTCTCAAGGGACCACTTCTTAACGTCAAACTGGATTACTCCTTCTTTGTAGAATACATCTAGTTCTTCTTCAAGTTCCGCAATAAGGTCCGATGCTTTCGAGTTAATGCGATCTTGAATTGATATGACGGGAACTTGGTTCTTTTCTCCACTTTCTTCAGTTTCCGGATCGACCAACACCTCGCTGGCCAAGTCCACAATTCGCTGCTCAATAGATTTCCAGATTCCGTCAGGTAAGGATGACCCGGTGTGGAGGAGCCGACAGTTCCATCCGATGGAGTGTAGTTCAACGGATTTAACACTTGATAACTTGTTGATAACATGTTTGTCATAGTGAATACTCTTTAGGTAGGATATGGTGAATGCCTTAGCATCATCACTTGTGTAGAAATAGTTAAACCAGTTATAGGCAACAGCCAACTCAGCCTGTGTGGAATCCTCCGTGACGGTAGGTTCGGAACCAAGATACTTTTCATCCGCAAATTTAGGACGAGTTTTCACTTTCTTCTCCTTATCTTCCACTTTTTTCTTTCCACATTTCATACAATTGCTTTTCAAGCAATCGTGCCTCTGCTTCCCAAGGAAGATTTTTATAACCGATTACCTTCTCATTATATAATACTTTATTCCATTTTTGATAGTTGCAATCGGCATCAACCAGTTCTTTTCTGGCATATTGCTTCACATGTGTCAATTCATGTGCTAGTGTGCGGAGTAGAAATACACGACCAAGGCCACTATCAACCTCTATCTCGAACTCCCTATGATTATGGTTTCTTGCATCATCATCGGTATACATTGCAAAACCAAAACACTTACTTTGTTTATAGAGGTCCTTTTTTAGTTTTATAACCACAACGACATTTTTACTCAAGCGTTTCATAAGATAGTCGCAGAAAAAGGAAGCGGCCTCTTTGATTTCTTTTTTATTCACCTTTTTAGGAGTACCGTGTATTCTTATCTGCGCCATGTTTTCCTCAAACGAATATATTACCAAACGACTTGAATTCGGAAATCACACAAACTCCGTCTTCAGTAGGGTCACTATTATGCTCTAATTCCTCAGCAAAGTCAAGAGCCTCGTTTATTGTATAGAAAACAGGCACTTGCGCAAAGGTGTCAAGGATTGCTTCAACATTACCCTCATACTTTTCTGTTTCCGAGTTCCATTTACCGTAGATGTTATCAATAGCATTGGCTAGGGCAACACGATATTCTGGACCATTTTCTGCCTCTGTTAATAGAACGTAAATACCATTATCTGCTGACATTTTATTTTCCTTTATTGCACGATTATACCATATAACAAAAATGCTACGGTCTTTAGCACTAACCAAAATGCCGTTGATAGAACAACAGCCATGAACAAGGGTTTATTCACTTAACACTTGTTTGACTGAATCCAAACGGAATGAACGCCAACCTCCTGCGTCAATGTCCCATACAGGTTGGACACTATCATTAATCTGCCTTGTGTTCTTAGGAACCTGTCCATCATATTCCGATAACATCTGAGGTTCTACTTGCGGAACATATAGGTCGGAAAGAGTGCATCTCATTGACCGTTCCGTTCCGTCAGTCTTCTCAAAAACAACCGTAACGACTCCATTCTGTAATTGTTCCTTTAGAGCATATTTATCAATCATCACTTAACTCCTACTTTCAACATGGTCATAATAATCATCAACAGCTCTACGGATAAGATGGTCACCATTCATATAGTATTCCGGATCTAAAATAGCCATCAATAATTGCTCATAATCTTTATTAGGTAATGTTGACTTGGCCTTTTCAAGGAACTCTCGGCGAGTCCTGCGGGTATCTCGGTTTTTGGCAATTGTACCAATATAACCAACACGCATGTCTGGTGATATCTTAGGAAAAGGAAGTATATTCATGTCTGTTCCTTAGTGAGTTAGTAGCAAATCATATAACTCATTATAACCGCCAATATACTTTTTGTCAAGTGTTATTGCAGGAAATGTTCGTGCCTCTGGGAACTGTTCCAAAAGGGTATCACGGTCAAAGTCCTTACCAAGTTTATACTCAATAAACTCAATTGCTTTCATCTTTAGCAGGTTTTTGGCCTTATCACAAAAGGCACAGTCATCTTTTGAATACATTATAACGTTCATCTAAATGGTCTCCCTGTTACCCAACCAACCAAACTATGGCGAGTGCCTTTTGTTGTCGGTCTTACTCTATGTAGATTGTATGATGGAAATGTTACCAATGTTCCTTGTTCTTTTGGTATCACGAATGGTTCACCGCCTAGACATAGTTCCAATTCACCACCTTCATATTCTTCTGGATCGGTTAGTTGAACAACCATTGTTAGTTTGCGAACATTGCCTTGAAGGAGTTTATCGGTGTGGTCAGAGTAGTGTCCACAAGGAGCATTATATTCTGTAAACTGTAGGTCTTCCTGAAATCCAAGAATGTCAAAGTTAAAGTAATCAGTATTTACATTAACCAATGTTTGTAGGATTTTCTGAAAGAACCAATCAAACTTTGTATTATCATAGTTAATAAAATGGATTTTACTATCTCTAATCTCCGATACCAAATCGGATGTTTTAACAGGACCTTTCTTTACTTCCACTTCAGCATCATAAAGGTCAAGTTCTTTAGCATCTCTTACAAATACATCACATTCTTGTTTTGATAGAAACTCTTTGGTTACTACAAAGTTTTCAACATAGTCATATTTACAATATGCTGGTACATTATCTTCAGGTTCTTTCATAATAAATCCTTATAACAGGTGTTGTGCTAATACCATGCAAGAAATCCAGGCCCAAAGAGTATTGAATCCTACCAATGTAGGAAGGAGTTTCTTGTTGGATGCCCAGATTAGGGTTAGAGATGTGAATAGTGTTAGGAAGTATAACCACCAAATCTGGATATGAAAGATTAGACCTGGTACAATAATGATGGCTTTAGCAAACCAAGAAACAAACTCGACAGTATTGTAATCTGTCCAATATGCCTTTGTAAACCACATAGCATAACATTCTTTCATTTTGGCAAATGTTATGTGTTTATAAACTACTAGTAGTAAAACGGCCCATATGCCTGATGCTATTATAACTTGATTATTTGTCATAATATACTCACTTTCTTATGATTAAAACCAGCTTCCTGGTGGAACTGGATAGAATGGGAAATCTGGTTTACCTTTTGGTAAGCAACAAACCTCAACCTTTATATTATCAGATTCCAGTAGATCAAAGATTGAAATAATCTTATCGCTTTTCTTTTTAGGTGGTTCAGGTTGTGGTGGAGGCCCTATCAACCAGGTTGTGACTTTAGATTTACCAAAGATACTATCTAACATTTGCCCTTTGCCTGCTCCACCAACACCAGCGGAAAACGCAGAGGTGCTAAAGATGATAGAAAATACTAATATAATTTTTTTCATAATCACCTCACTTTTTGATATGGGATTTTCTTACTCGTACCATAATCCATGTATTATAGTAATCTTCGGTCATCAAGGCATCTCTAGCAAACTGTTCTTTAGCCTCAAGGTATGAGGCCTCGCCTTTGGATTTACAGAGATATAGGATTTCTCGTTTGAATTTGTCCTTGCCGTATAGTTCCACATGCTCATTTAGTTCTTTGTTAGAACCATAATAATCTAACCAGTCGGAGTCAACCTGTTTTTTCACCCTCTTACCTTTTCGTTTGGCTGTGCGGGTGAATTTAAACAGTTTCTTTCCGATATACTTACGGCCTGTTACCTCATTTGTTATGAGATAGACGAAGGCCACATATCCATCTGGTATTTCTTCAAAAGGTGTATTGTTGTATAACCACATACACCTATGTAGGTGTCAGTCCTCTTCGTCTTCCATTTCAGGTGGATACTTTTCGTTCCACACCTCATCCCATGCTTTATCATTTTCAAGGCATTCTTCTAAGTTCTTAGCATCAAAGTCCTCAAATACCTCTAGCAA